GCCCTTAGTAGATTGCGTGTTCGCTGCGACTACTTGCTTGTACCCTTTGGGTGAAACGGAATTGACGTCTATTTCATATATAGCACCGGGCTGAAAGCCCAAACCTTGTGCGCGACCGACGTTCTGGTGTTCGACATTAACTTGAAACTGGCCGTTATTTAAGGGCGCTAAGAAACTGGGCGGGGCGTTAGGTATGATTGCCCCGCTTGTAAGTTTTGCTTCTATTACCTTTATCTGGTTGTCAAAGGCCAAAATGATTGATGCGGAACGTAACCCACGCAAGTCTAGCAAAGACTTCAAAGCTAAGCCTTCCACGTCTGCTCTGGCGCTTTTCCGCAGCAAGACAAGGGCGTCTCTTGCTTTTACCAACCTGTCTTGCGCTAGTTTAATGTCTATTGGCGTTGCGTCTACTGGAACAGCCTCTACACCCGCCATAGTTTGCTCGGCCATTCCAATGTATTTTTTGGCAAGGCCGTCTAGGTATGATCCCATATAAGTACCGGGCAAGATCAAGTCTCTCATTTCAGTGTTTATTTTGTCAGCCTTCCACAACACTCGTCCCGGTTCAGAGTTCGCTCTGTAGCCCATTGTAGCTGCCGTCCTGCCAACAACATCGGCTATTGCAGTTGTTTGTGCCATCTCGTCCATTTTGGAAACATTTCGGCGCTTAAGCTCTTCCATTATTTTGGCGTGTGCCACACCTAAACTGTCCCCAACTATGTACATACCGTTCAGAATAGCCATTGCCTTGTATTCTACTGTACCCTCTGCGCCAGCAAATGCTCCCAACTTTTCTTCTTGTTGTGTCAGCGCGGCATCAAGAGAAGCCTCTGCTGTTTCGGTTGCTGATTTTCTTCTTAGGTTGTACTGCGCAGTAATTGCCGCTCCTGCTTTTTGCTCCCACGCCGCGAACAACTTAACAAACTCTGGGTCTTGTTGGGTCTGAAACTTCGGCAGGCGGTTAAGTTCTCTTAAGGTATTCATGCGTATGAAGACATTGTCTTTTGGGTTGGCATACCTAGACTTCATCATGCTTTCTAGGCTGCCCTCTCCAGCGGTTGCCGTGGTGTCTTGGTCAACTGCAATCCTAAAGCTATCTCTGTCTCGGTCAAACTCTTCGTCGTTGGCCTCGGTTACGCGAGCAGTGAACAGTCTTGTGACCAAACTCTTTAGGTCGAAATACTCTTGTGTTTTGTAGCCGCTGGTTGCCGATGTATACTTTGGAGTGTTAAAGTCAATTTGTAGCTGGCCCATGAAGGCTTCAATTTGATTGTCGAACTTATCTTTTGCAGCAGAACCAGCGGCGGCACCAATGTCGTAGTTTTCAGCAAGCGATAAGTCATACGACCGAATGTCCAGCTCCAAGTTGTCAATTCTGGTTTGCTCTATTGTGTCAAGGCGAGAGCGATTGCCAGCAACCAGTCTCTTTCTAACGTCCTCGACCTGTATATTTGTAGGCGAAATTGAACCTTCCTCTGCCAGAATTGCTCTCGCTGCATCGTTCTGCACTGTTATGTCTGCGCCGACGATGCTTGTGTTCTCGGTATTGCCAGCCACGACAAGCGCCCTACTAAAGAAGTCGCCTTGGTAATTTTCAAATAAGTCGACGTAACGCTGTCTAAGGTCAGCCACCCATGCCGCGTTATCTGGCCCGTTGTAATTAACGTCAGGATCAAACGTCTGCTTGGCGATAGCCATAAGCGCGTTGGCTGCTTTTTCCGCGCTGGCCGCTCCTTTGAAAATATCCATTATCTGGGTGTCGGCCCTTGTCACAGCGTTTTGCTGACTGGTTTTTAAATTGCGGTTGTTGATGTTAGTAAAGTGGGTTGTCAGGATTGGCTTCATATAGTCCGAAGCCCCGGTCAAAACTGTAGCTTGAGCGCCGGGGTCAGTTAAAGTGTCTAGCTTGTTGCTCTGTATAAAAGAGAGAGCATCCGTTTGGTCTCTTGCCTTTAGCAATTCACGCACAGCGTCCAAGCCTATCAACTCACCCGCCGCCGCTACAGCAGGGGATGTCGATAGCTTAGTCCAAGCGGTCTCGTCTCCAGCGTTTGTGCCTTTAAGTCTGTCTAACAGACTAAAGATACGGTTGTCGCTGGACTGCTGATTAGCCAACCTAGTGCTGGCTTCTCGCGCATTTTTGTCAGCTTTGATTTCTCCCAGTCTGGTCGACGTAGCCTCAAGCACTTCAGTCGATGGCAAGCCTTGACCAAAGTACGTGTTGCCGCCAGCCAGAGACGCCTTCATGCGCTCCAAGTCCTGCGTGTTTGCATCTACGCCAAGCTCAGACTGCATCTTAACAAACGAGTTGAACGCTTCCATGTTTTCGGAACGCCGTCGTTTGCTGCGGTCAATGCTGTCTTCATACGCACTGCTAAAAGATGAGCCTAATATCGCCATTGTTGTTATCCTGCGTTTTTGTAAGCGTCACGTATTTTTGGGTCCACGTTGCCTTCAAGGAACTGTACATACCTTGCTTGCTCGCCGCCTTTGACATCGACATAATTGGGGGCGTCACCGAAAGCGTAGCCCATGTTTGGAGCAACCTCTTCGCGGAACTTACCAAGTGTGCGGCCCAGCTCGCCTTGCGTGTCTGCCACTGCGTCCATAGCATTGTCAGCAAACTGACCGTAGTTAGAGCCTGCTGTGGACATTTGTTGATATGCGTTGTTCGTAGCGAATGGGCTTTCATAGCCAATAGCCGATCCAAAGGCGGCTTTGATCTCGTCAAGACTTGCGGTTCGTCCAGAGTTTACCGCGCCAGCAAATGCTTTGCTTCGGTTGATTGCGGCATCAAACGCCGCTTGGTCAATCTTCTGGGCTTGGTCGCTAGACTTGCGAACCAGTTCAGCTTGCTGGTCAGTAAACTGCGTGGAGCGATCCATCCCACGGCGCATGGCTTTCGCTGCGCCTTGTGAAGATACGCGGTCAACAACGTCGTAGTAATCCTGCATCCCTTGCTCACGCAAAGTGCGGTAGTTGCTGGCGATGTCGTTGCCGTCGACTTGGGCCATGCCCCCCAAAGAGGCGAGCTGGTACTTGAGAGCTTCGTCTAACTCACTTACTCGACCCAAGACACGGTCGCGCACTGCCGCTTCATCAGCAGCAGTCTGCTTGGCCATTGTCATTTGCTGCCCAGCAATTTGACGCTGTAGAGCTAATGTTTCTTGAGCCACTTGCTGCGCCTGCCGAGAGTTGCGGTAAGCATACCCCGCGTCAAATATTGCGCCAGCACCTTGTAGCTGTGTGCGAAACCTTTTATTTCCGTCTCCGTCATAAAAGCTGCTGACTGCTGAACTAACGGCATCACCATAAGCCATGAAACGTCTCCTTAACTATACTTTTGCCCAAAACCTGTGCGCGACATTGGGCCAGTCGCTGACTGCGCAGCGTTGCGAGCGCCGGGTACAAAGCCTGTACCATTTGGCGATCCGTAAGCTGCCATACGATAATCAGCATCGTTCGGTATGATTTCGCCGGGGCCAGCAATCGCTTCAGGTTGACTTATGTCTCCCGAAGGTTGGCTCGTTATTTGGTTAGTCTGAAGTGTGCTGCCAGCAGGGTCAGCTATGTCAACCGCGCCGTCTGTGTTGCCGACTAAGCGACTTCCAAAGTTCAACTCGCTCTCACCAGTCGCGCTAGGGTTTTGGTTAGGGACTGTAAACTCCGCTTGGTTTGGTAAATTGTTTCCCGCGGCTTGGTACGCCTCCCCTAAAAAAGAAGTTGCGCCACGCATACCTTCGGCAAAAGGAGAGAAAAATTGTTGGGTTCTACTATCTCCCAAGACTGTGTTTAAGTCTTCGCCTGCCATGCCGGGTATGCCTTGAGACTGACCAGACTTAATGTAATCGTATTGACTTTGAGGCTGACTGCTTGGCGACACGTCAATAAACTGCTTGGCATAACCTGTATCTGAAACAACTGTCGGGGTCACTGTCTCTGGTGTTGTTGTCGTTGGCGTTGTCGTTGTCGCAGGCGCACTACCGCCGCCGCCGCCGCCGCCGCCGATACCAGCAAATCCACCCATAGTTTTTCTCCTATCCTATGACGACGCCTACGCGCCTATCGTTTAATCCAGTCCGACGACTACTGTTAGACTGCCGCATATTGTTGATTGGTTGCATCATAGCAGTTCCGTAGTTGCGGTTCGTCCCTGCTGTCTGCAAGTACCTGACACCGTTCATGTCTGGCTGTGCATTAAACAACGGGTTGCTTGAAGTTGAAGCTGTAGACGCGCCTGATAAGTCAACGGGCTGGACACTGTTAGGGTTAGCGCGCTGCGCGTTCGTTTTTAACCAAAGCTCGTAGTCAAAGTCTGTTTGTCCTGACGCCACGTCTGTGGCGCTATTTGCTAGTCCAGTGTTTTGCATTGTTTCTTGAGAAGGTGAGCTGTTATTTTCGCCTTGTGAAAGACTTGCCCCAAAACCACCGGGTTCTTGTTCTTGTTGGCTTCGTGCTTCATAGGGAGACTTGATGTCGCTAGACATAATTCCTGGGGCTACGTCTTGCATTTTGCCGCCGACATAAGAGCCAACACCTTCTGTAGTCGCAATGCCTGTTGCGACTGCGCCCATTATGGCTTTGTTCACGTCACCTGTTTTGTCGTATATTTTTTGCCCGACGTATGGCGCTGCCTTGCTCGCTATTTTATCGCCAAGATAACCACCTAGTGCGTTGCCGTAGTCAAAGCTCGCGGTGCTAACAGTGCCTTCCCAGTCTGGCACACGCGACCCGTATGTGTTCATTACATTGTAGTTTGTGCCAGTGCCAATCATGCTCCCGACAGGGCCAAGCACTTGGCCTAGCACCAGACCCTCAACGAGATTGCCTAATCCTGCTCCAAACCGCTGGCCAAAGGTCGTCTCGCCAACATTGCCAGCGTCGTCACGCGCTAGGTGGTTTCTAAAGGGTCTGTTGTAAGCGTCGGCCAAATCGTCAAAACTGCTCTGGTTTGTGCGGTTGCTGTATCCAGAGCCTTGGTAGGTTTCGTCTAAAGTCGAGCCAAGAGCGTTGCCTAAAGGATCGTCAAAGTTTGAGCCGGGAAAGCTGTACTTTGTGCCGCCGCGATATTTGTTGCGCATTAGCTTGCCCAGCATTTTAGTCGAGGCTTCTTGGTTCTCTAGCGTGGGTGGCCCGTACCCCATTTCCGCGTTGGTCGGGCTAAATCCTTCTAATAAATAGCCGCCCTTGCCCATTCCGACGTTGATTAAGTCTTGGTCAATAACAGGAAGGCCAGCGTTGGACGCATCCCAAGCAGTCTTTGCTTCTTTGTAGGCAACATTGTATTTTTCTGAGTTGTCGTAATCGGAACCTGACCGATCTCTTACTTCAGCATATCTACCAGACACAACAGGATTGCCGTTGCCGTCTAAGATCGCGTTGCCTCTGCCATCGGAAACACCCGTGCCGCTATTAAAACCAGCGCGGTTTAACTGGTGCGTGACGTAATCACTTCTGCCGTCTTCGCCGCTAAACTCGGCAGCAGGATTAGATACCTTTGGGTATGTAACCGTCGATGGGCGCAGCTTTGGGCGCACATTCGCTTTTGTGTCGTCGCTCTTGTCGCTGTCATCGCTACCGCCAAAGCACATGTTATAAGTCCTTCTGGAAAATGTAGCCAGTCTGGGTGTAGCCATTCTTATGGCAGAACTTGTCCCATCGGTCGTCCACACCGTTATTGCATGGCATAAACAACAATACTTTAGCATCGTTGTAACGCGCCCAGTGTTCAAACTTTTTCATAAAGCGTGATGCGGTTGAGCCACCACGATGCAACGGATGTACATACATGTTCTGCTCTATAGCGAGCTTAGTGCTGCCAAAGTAATGTTGGCTAAGGTTTGCAAAAAACCAACCTGTTATACCGTCGTCAGTTACAAGGTCTTCCTCGACCAAGATTAACTTGTCGTCGCTCTCAACGTAAGACTTGAGCATAGTCTCTACTTTGTCTTTGTCGTAGTCGTGGTTTGAAAATACGCCCTCGGCGTGCATGAGCTTACCTAACTCAGCCAGCGTCGGCACATCGTTTAAAGTTGCCAAACGGATCATGGCGCTCTCCCGTACATCGGGCCGACGTAGTTGTAGCCTAGTCGTTTAGCTACAATGTCAAAGCCTTCGTGGATACTTACAGTAGGAGCAAAAAATATTCGCTTGCAGTTGCTGTGCGCCGCCCAACTTCGGAACTCTCGCATGAAAGCTAAAGGAACCTTAATGTTGCCGCGATGGGTTGGATCAATATACATCAGCTTCTGTTCGGCTATGCAGTCGCTGCCAAAAAAAGTCTTACTACGTTGCGCTGAAAAAAAGCCGACAGTCTTGCCTTCTTTTTCGTAGACCAAAAATAACCAGTCTGGCTGTGAGTACGTCATCAAAGCGTGCGATTGCATATCATCTTTGTCGACATCAAAGTCTTTGTAGTAGCCTTCTGCAATCATGTCTAATGCAAGGGTCACGCAAACTTTAATGTCTTTTTTTCTAGCAAGACGCACAATTTCTTTCATACAACTATCATGTTCCCAAAGCCTTTGCGTCTGCCCGCACCTTCGATTGCACGAGCAAACGCGCTTTGATCTGCTGGGTTGTTAGCCCCTACATAACGATACTCTCCTGTGTTTCTGTCACGCACTCGGTCTTGATACGTGACGCCTTCAGGAAGCACCGCTGGCATAATTGGAGCAATGGGTGCATTTGGTGGGATTGTTGCAGATAAGTTGGCGGCTTCGTTTTTTGCAAATTGATCTTTAATGTCTGAGTACGACGTAATCTCAGGCATGTTCATAGGCGATACAGGGCCAGTCGCTATGTTGCCGCCAAACAGTTGTTGGGCAGGGGCCATCATAGTTCCCAAGCTTGCGCCGATCCCAGCTCCTTGCATGGCTGTTTTGTTAAAACTGCTTGCCGCACCTTTAGCTGCTTCCAAGAAGTCTTGCGGGACAAACACTCCCCCGTCGCCAGTCGCTTTAGTGTTCATTTCTATCGGGTCAACGCCGTCAAGTTTAAGACCACCGTAAGTGCCAAGGCCAGCCCCTAACGCTTGGTACTTCGCAGTCTTGCTGTCGTTGCCCATGAGTTTACTGCCGCCGTAAGTCAAAGCGCCTGTCGCCGCTGCTTTGCCGAAGTCGCTGGTGCCGATATAGTCTGCGGCTTTTGCTCCATACTTCAGAATGTCGTCATACCACGCAAACTCTTGTGCGCCTGTCTCTGGGTTGTAGCTGCCTTCGGGCGAGCCTGCGACGTACTGTTTTGGGTTCGCTCCCATCTGCGCCAAGACATTCATTGCGGCCATTGCGAGGCCGGGATTTGCTTGGACTGCTTTTCTTGGAATGACAATGTCGCCAGTCTCTGTGTACGACAACGTGTCGTCGCCGCCGCGCATAGCCTTTTCGTGCATCCTGTCGTTGCGCTCTAAGTCTTCGCGGTCAAAACTGTCTGGGCTTGGATTGGGTGCGCCTGCTGTCGGCATTTTATCTCGTGAAAAATCCCTGTCATTGTTGTAGCCTGCTGCGTTTTCTGTGTCTGCCAAAGACATGTCGTTAGTGAAGTAGTTGTTGACGCGGTAGGGTTCCATTCTCGCGTCTGCGCGGTAGCCTTGGGGCATAGCGGCAGCGGGGTTTTGCCCTAAGTACGTCAACGCTATGTTGTTGTTGAACCGCCGCTTGTTCTCTATCATCCGTGTCTCAGGCTCAAGAGGTGGCGGCAAGGGCTGACCTAACACTCGACTTAGGCCACGCATATCAATGTTTAGGTTTGATTGAGGCCGATTATAGTTAGCCATTGCTCTGTCTCCTATCGGTATGGGTTTGGTTCGTCGCGGTGAAGGCGACGGTAATAATCTTCCGACGACGATATATCGTTGTATGTTAGCTTCTGGTCTTCTCTCAAAAGCCGTTCAACTTCAGGAGAAAGCTCTTCATCTTTCTTTCTCTTTGGTTGTTTGTAATGCAGCTTAAGGGTTGTAACGTCTTTTTGCTTGCTGATGCGCTCTTCTAATTTTTCAAGTTTCTTCTCAGCTTTTTCAATAATAGTCCTAGCAATCTCTGCACGCTTTGGGTCAGCAAGCTGAGCTTTAGCCACTCTTATTTCTGCTTGGATTAAATCCCTGTGGTGATCGTTAGGAAAAAACTTTGGCGTATTTGTTTGCGCCTCACGGATAATTTTTATGGTGTCGTTAAGTTGCTCTCTGCTTAGCTTTCGTAACTCAGCAGGGTCAAAGTCTTTCAGGATAGATCGTATGTAGTCTTGATTTGCTTCTAATACATCAAGATCGGCGTAATTGATTTTATCTTCAATTTCACCTCTTGTGTCGTGATAGATGCTCGTATCGTTATGACGACCACTGACAGGATCAATGATAGGGTTCTGCTTGTACCATTCGTCTATCTCTGCGTCAGACAATTGGCCTAGCATACTGTCAACGTCGCCGCCTTCATAATAAACGCCGGGGTACATATTTTCGTGGGCAAAATCGGGGTCTTCATATTTTGCGTCAAAGGCTCCCAACTCGTCCCTGTGTTTTGACCTGAGTTCTCGCGCTCTGACAATCTTTCCCAGTGCGTCAGTGATGGGAGAAGCGACAGCAGCAGCAGTTCTAGCTGCTTGTGTTGTGGGTATGGCCTTTATGATGTCAGGGGTCACAGCCGCCAGCGTAGCACCAGCAGCCATTGCTAAAGTCTTGCGCTTGCTGGGGTCAGCTTTTTGAGCTGGTACTATTTTCCCCGCCACGTCTTGAACGCTCTTACTGAGCATTGTGCCGCCAGTTGCCAAGTCTGTTGCAAGGCGAGACAGCTCGTCGCTTGGGTTGGCAAGCTGGTTGTACTTAAGAGCAGCAGCCGTCCCGGCTGCTGGAATAGCAAACATAGACGCAGCCTCTTCTAGCGCAGATAGTCCTGCGGCTCTTCTTTCCTTGCCCGTTAGCTTTGCTTGCTGCCAGTTCCCGTCTGGGCCAGCGCGGTCTTCTGTGCCAAACGCAGCTTTGTTGAACTCGCGGGTGTAGTTGTTTGCAGCGGTTACGGGCGACATAGCAACTGCGCCTTCATAGGCTAAGTTGCCTACGTTCTCCCCAAACTCTGAAAAGCCGGGGAGCCGAAAGTTGTCTGGCAGTGATAATTGGTTAGGACTGTTAAACGAACGATACCAGTCGCGGATCGCGGCAAGCCGTTGCTGACCCGCCTCGTAGTTTTGCTGACGTTCCCCGACGTTCTTCGGGAAAAAAGTAGACCAATTTACACCGGGGAAGTTTGTCATGTTACACGTTCACAGTCGCGGCTGCTACGACAACTTCAAGGCTTTGACCGCTTGAGTTGTTTGTTACAATTAGTTCTAGTCTTTTTGACGCTACAGTGCCGTTAATCTCAATGACTGTCGCAATGTTGTCAGACTGCAAGCTGCTAGTCGCAGAGAACGTGCTGCCCACTGCCACGCCGTCGACTGACAGTTGCAGTGTGCAAGTTCCAGACGATAGCTTGTATGCAATGCCGTCGATGCGGATCGTTTGCTTCCAGATGCGGGACAAGTAGTAAGTCTTGTTGCCGATGCTGGCGCTGCTGTCTTCGTGGACTGAGAAGAACGGGATCGAAACAGTCGAAAAAGTTTCAGGAAGCTGGGTGACTGGTAGATTGCCTGAACTGTCTAGCGTTGCTACGCCGTTGGCTGCGCCCATGTAGGTCTTAGGCACGACGGAACTGAAGTCGATGTCGCCGTATTGTAACCCTGTACCTGTGCCGTTCACGCGAACAAACTGGTTTGCGTTTGTCTGTACGAACGTAGGCAGTGAGCTTTCTGGCGATGTCTCCAGCCACTGCGTCCCTTCGTAAAATTTTAAAATCGCAGGGGTCAAAGACGTATCTAGCCACAAGTCGCCAGTTACGGAGCCAGTAGGAGTAGTAGACTGAGACAGGATATTGGCTTTATTGGTAAGCGTCGTTGCCAGTGCTGAAACTTTTGACTGCGGGATTTCGTTGTCTGCGACGGCGAGTTTGGCATAGTTGATGTAGCCAGATGCGTTTGTATATTCGTCTTCAAACATTAATCCTGCCACAGTCTTGAGGCTGGTGTTCTCGACAGTAAGCACCGTGACTTTGTCGCCAGAAGTTAGCTGGTTTGACGTGTCGACAAAGGTCAGTGTTCCTGTTGCCGAGGACGGAATATAGTCTGCGCTACCACCCGGCTCCTGCAAAATACCGTTACGCCAGACTAAGAGCTTTTCGTCGGCAGTGTGAGCAAAAGAGACTACGGTTGTCGTGGCTACTATTTCAGTGTCAGAGCGACGAAAGTTTGTAATTGCCTGCGAACGAACAGAGTAAATCGTGACCTTGTCGCCCAATGCCACAGCGGGGCTTGCAGTCGCAAGGGTAACCGTATTTGCACTTGCGCTGTAAGTGTACTGGGCTGCTGTACTTGCGGTCGTTGTTTCATGCTGAAGCAAGCCATTACGGTAGACGACAATGTTCTCAGTGCTGGCGTCAAACGTGTACGAAAGCACGCTGTTAGGACTACCGACCGCTCCTGTTGCCGTAGCGTTTGACCCACCGCCGCCTGAGATTGTAACGGTTGGTGCGGCTGTGTATCCAGAACCAGCGTTTGTGAGGGTGATTGCAGTGACAGCCCCACCAGAGATAGTAGCGGTGGCGGTAGCCGTTGTGCCTGTTGTTTCTTGCGGGGAGGAAACCGCAACAGTCGGGGCTGTCGAGTAGCCAGACCCCCCCGCTGTGACAGTAATGGCTGAGATCGCGCCGCCGACCAGCATGTCTTTTCTGTTAAAAAAGAATGGCCCTTCGATATTGCCGACCGACGCGCCTGCGGTGCCTCGGATAGAGGATGCTGTAGCGATGGTAGACCAGCCTGTTTCTGCGTCTGAGTATTGGCCTACGCGATATTGCAGACCAAGTGTGCCGTCGAGCCGCATAGAGATTGGCCCGTCAAAAACCCCTTGCTCGTTAAAAATCGTGGCTAAAAGCTCAGAGAGTGTTTTATCACCAAGCTCTGCCGTATTTATATAACGTATGACATTTTCAAAATCGGTGTGAATGTTACCAGAATTGACGTAGTTCTGCGGGTGTTGCTGTCTTAAACGTGCCATGTCTTAGCTCCTAACTGTGACTGCGAAGCCGATTATTTTCAGCAGCCCTTTGCCTTTTGTGGTGAAACGGAATTGAACGCCTCTGTATCGGTGTTCAAACTTGCGCTCGTACTGCCTGTTGAGCGGGACGTCTGGGAACTTGTCCTCTACGCCATCGCCTTCAATAAGAAACTGCATGGCCGAGAGGTAACGGCCACGTTCGTCAAAGGCTTCAATCTGTAGCTCACCTTTGCCTGTCGCTTGAAGAATGAAACTGTAGCTTTCTTTCGTGTCGTTGATTGCGCCTTGCCAAAGTATTGGTGTGTCGACCACCATTTCAGGACTGTGGGTCACCAAGTCTTCTACGTTGCTTCTGTTCCAGATGCCGCCGGGGGTGCCAACCATTGTAACGCCGCCAAGCTGCCTGCCGCATGATGCGTTAAGAAACTCCCCAGTCGACCATTTGCTTTCGCCGCCCTTCATAGGGTTGAGAGACAGGGTTAGCCGCTTGGTAATTTGGTTAGAGTACGGAAAGAATATGTGATACTGACCTTCATCTTGGTCGAAGAAAGCACTAATCGTTTCATGGTCATCGACGTGGCTTAAAAACTCGCGGTAAGTCAGGTCAATCTTGTTACTCATTGGAACAGTGTAAAGAGTAACGCCGTTTGTTTCCGAGCGTCGAAGCGAGTGTACGCCGTCGCGTGAGCAGAACATTAAATCAGAACCAGCGTTCTTAATTGTGTTGTGACTAATGCACCCGACGTTGACATTCATTTTGTCTACGATTTGCCAAAGCGTGTAGTCTGGGTGGATGTCGTAAGCCACTGTTTTATCGTTGGTGAACACAGCCAGTCGCGTGTTTTCAAAAACACCAAGACCCTTTATTTCGTCTGCGGTGCCAATAATGTTAGCCAAGTCTATGTCTGCGCCTTTTAAAACAGACTGTGATGTCGCGTCCTCATCAGCAGTAAAGATCGCTTCGTTATCTACACGACTGAAATCTACTATTGTGCGTTTACCGGGCATACCAGCAATGGCCAGTCTTCGCTGAACAGACACGATGTAAGCAGGGCGAGGGTCGCTGTTTGCTGTAATGTCTGACCACTTAAACCCATCATATTGGTACATACCGTAGTCGCGGCTGGCGAACACAACCTTGTTGTTAAAATTAGTTGATGTTACCGGGGCTAATTGCGGGTAAACCTCTGCCTTAATGTGGTTGCGCTCTGACTTTAAAGATGTGCCGCCGCCATCTACTTGCGCCCAAACTGCCAAGTCGCGGCCAAAAAAGTTTACGTGCTTAATGTACTTGTTGCTTTCTGTGCGACTTACTGCGCCGGGGTCGCGCACCATCGTGCCGCGCCAATCGGCGTAGCCGTCTTGGATGCGAACCATGTGCTGCTTCTTGCCAGTGTCGAGCGCACCGATGTCGCGTGATGCGTCGATACCTTGAAAGTCTTCGTAAGGATAAACCTTAACCTTTACTCCACTGGGCGCGTAAGTCGTAGACAAGCTCTATCTCCCCATGTCGTAAGATTGAGAACCTGTCGGTTTCTGTGCGCGATCCCACGGGCTAACTTCAATTTTGCCAGAGCCATACTTGCGGTGGTACAGAACGCGGTTCATCATTTTGAAATACATCGGGCCGTAGGCTTCGATCTTGTTGGACTGCTGCTGTACCGCGTAGTGATACAGCAGTCCCGAAACCATAATGTTGTCTGGGATCGGCATGACCTCAGATGGGTGGGTGTAGTAGTTTATTTCTGGGTTGTCCCAGTAGGGGTGACCGCGCAAGTCTTCAATGACAAGGTTGGCAAACTCGACGAACATCATCATCACTTCGCCATCGACAGTGCCGGGGTGCATGTCGCCGTAGCGCCGTAGCGACTGCATGACCAAGGCTTCTAGGTTAGAGTATGGCGAGTTGAGGTGCGGGTTGTTGCCAGAAAAACGGTTACGCTTCTCTCGCGCTTCTGCGTTTTCCCGCCAAGCGCCATCTGCTGTCTTTGTTGTAGTTGCGTCGATAGACTTGCGTAGGTCTACCGCACCAACGACTGACTTGCCGTTTTCGTCAGTGTGACGAGGCTCATCGTTTGCAGGCAGTGTGCCTGTAATGGTCGCGCTGTCGTAGGTGCGGTATGCCATTAGTCTTCCCCTTTGATAATGCGGCCTTGCACAACAAACTCGTGCATCGCAAACCTCTCCACGAGATGCGCAGGAACGTACCACATGAGGTATTCATGCTCTGCGTCCCAACGAGATGCCACCTCTTCACCCATCACGTATATGCTGATTGGCTGGATTTCTTCGTACTTAGAAATGTAAAGAACCTTGTCAGGTAGAGCGCGTGCTTTCCCTGCGGCTTCTTTGGCTTTTCTAGTTATGACCTTTTCTTTGGCCGTTTGTTTTTTGCTTGCTGTCGACATGTCTTCTCCAAGAGAAAGGGGCTGCAATTTCTTACAGCCCCATCCTACAAGGTTTTTAAGATTGGTTCGTCCCCACTTAGGTGACTGCGCTCCAACCTTTAATGCGGTGATGCACTTTTGACTGAAGCATTTCCAAGCCACAGTCTGTCATGTACATATGCTTCACGCCGTCGAAGTCTGGCGCTTGGATGTCACGGATCAACTGAGTGTCACGACCCTGCATACAACGATACTTAATCTCGTTCATATCCAGAATGATCATCTCTTTATCCAGACCCGGTATCTGACGGAACATCGGGTGCATGTAGACCAGCAAGTCGCCAGCGTAGGTGGTGTAGCGCGAAAGCGATACGCCGTAGGCGTTGTCGATCTGAGTTGGTTGCCAGCGGTTCTTGCCAATTTCCATAAGGTTGGAAATCACGCGAGCGCCACAGAACGCGACCTTCTCATTGCCACCGTAAGCAAAGATGTTTTCGATCAGAAGGCGATCAAATTCTTTCTCTGTGATTACGTTGGACGAAGCACCGTAAGACGCGCCATCGGTCACGCCAGTGATGCTGTTACGCAGACCACCTGTGAAACGAAGAGGCGATGCAGTAGTGCCGTTTACCTCGGCACGCTTCCCGAAGAACATGGCCCGTTCGATGTCGGACATGT